GGATGTCGTCAACGAAGCTGCCCGACGGGAGGTTGATGTACATCGTCATGACCCCCTGGTCATTGGAGTCGATGTCGCTCGGTTTGGCGACGATGCCTCAGTTATCCTTATTCGAAAAGGCCGTGATGCAAGAACACATACTCCGCTTAAGTTTCGTGGAACCGATACAATGACTCTCGCCGCGAATGTGGCAGAGATATTCGCCAACATGCACGCAGACGCAGTTTTCGTTGATGGCACTGGGGTAGGCGGTGGTGTAGTGGACAGATTGAGGCAGCTTAGGGTTCCCTGTCGAGACGTGCAATTCAGCGCCAAGCCTGACAGACATATCGTTGATGGGGTCGAGTGGGCCAACAAACGCGCTGAGATGTGGGGCGGAATGCGCGAGTGGCTCAAGGGCGGCTCGATCCCAGATGATCCAGAGCTTAAGAGGCAGCTCTGCGGCGTAGAGTATGCCCTGAACCTCAAGGGCCAGATTCAGCTTGAGAAGAAAGAGGATATGAAGAAGCGCGGGCTCGACAGTCCCGACATCGCGGACGCGCTAGCGCTTACCTTCGCAGATATCGTTATCCCGAACGAACTCGCTGGTGCTATCGGCGCGGCCGAAGCCAATAAGACTACCCCCGGCGAATACAACCCCTTCGAAAAAGAAATCATGGCACTCGAATGAGCCCCCAGGTCCCACAGGTTCAAGCAACGGCCTACGTGCCCCCGCCACCCCCGAATCCACCTATGTTCGGCGCGCAGTCCGCAGGAGGGGCTAGGCAACGTCAGCAAGCCGGGGCTGGAGGTGGCTTCAGTGGCACTATTCTTGGCGGCGCAGTGGGCCCGCAGAACACCGCCCAGCGGACACTCCTAGGAGTCGGCTGATGGCAACCAAGGGCACGAGATACGAATATATGCTCGTTGACCTCCCCGATGAAGGCACCGAGGGAGAGATCGTAGCCATCCTCAATAAGCTCGGTGCTGAGGGCTGGTGGCTTATATCAGTTAGTCATGGGGGCCACCACGACGACCAGCTTTGGGGCTCTTGCTGGATGGTCAGGGCAGTCTGATGCCGACAGTTCCTGACAAATACCAGGACCGCGTCCCTCAGACACCGAATCAGACGGTAGATGAGGACTTTCATACTATGGCCTTTGGCCTTATGAGGCGATCGCAGGAGGTCCAAGACTTCACCGGCTGGAAAGGCTACCTGAGCGATGTGATGCCGAAAGAGACTCCACCGGCGGGTGATCTCTCAGGGAGCAAGATGGCGAAGGATCTCGGAGAAGGCGACATTACCTCTGGCAAGGCTGAGGCTCTGGGCCTCATGCGCCCAGGGGCCGAGGCCAGTGCTGGTGGCAAGCCTCAGTTCTTCAGTGGCTCCTCCGACTCAGTCTGGAAGTCCATCTACCAGCAAGAATCCTCTTCTGGCAAGGATACTCGAACCTCTTCGACCGGCGCCATCGGCCCAGGCCAGATCATGCCGGGCACCTTCCGCGAGTGGGCCAAGCCCGGCGAGAACATTAGGAACCCTAATGATAACATCGCAGTTTCTAAACGTATGGTTGAAGCTTACCACCAACGCTATGGAGGAGATGCAGCAAGAGTTGCAGTTGCGTACTTCAGCGGGCCAGGAAACGTGGCTCCGGCTGGTAGCCCTACTCCATGGAAACGAAACTCCTCCGACGGCGCCGTCTCAGTCTCCCAATACGTCCAACAAGTAGTGGGCCGTATGGGTGGCAACGTAGATGTGACTGGAGTTCCGAAGGCCGCCTCGCGCGAAGGTCTGGACAAGAGAACAACCACTAGCTTTGGTGGCGGGGGCGAGGAGCCTCAGCGCTTCAAACCTGATACTAGCTGGCTCGATGCAATAGTCAATCAACGCCGCAGGCGAAAGGTTGCATAGTGGCCCTGCCCAAGATACTTCCGAATGCCGAGATCGCTGTAGCGAAGAACAGCGACTTTGCTCGGAATGTCGCCATCAGAAAGCAGGTGGACGGCAGATTGCTAGGTCTGCGCGTCAATCGCTACTCTTGGTGGGTCCACTGGCGCGAACTGGCCGACTACATTCTTCCTAGGAGATATAAGTGGCTGATCACTCCGAACCAGATGTCCCGCGGCTCCCCTATCAATCAGCATATCTTAGATTCGACTGGCTCCTTGGCGGCAAGGAACTTGGCGTCTGGTATGATGTCAGGAATTACAAACCCGTCGCGGCCGTGGTTCAGACTGAAAATCGGACGTGTAGACTCAACACAGACTTCACCGACCTCTTTATGGCTGAAGGAATGCGAGAGGTTGATGAACTTGGTCTTCGCCGAGAGCAACTTCTACAATGCTATGGCGGTCTTCTATTTAGACCTAGTGGTCTTTGGGACAGCAGTCCTTCTGATCTATGAAGACTTTGATGATGTAATCGCCTGCTACAATCCCTGCCTCGGCGAGTTCTACGTCGAGAACTCTGACAAGCTCAAAGTGGACACTATGTACCGCGAGTTTACTCTCACGGTATCGCAAGTGGTCCAGAAATTCGGCCTCGACAGCACTTCTAGCAGCGTGCAGAACCTTTACAATGAAGGCGGCCCAAACCTCACGAAGGAAATCATTGTGGCTCACGCTATTGAGCCTAATCGTGATGGCCGCGACTTTGGTATTCCTGAGCTATTTAAGTTCCGTGAAGTATATTGGGAATGGAGCGCGTCCACTCCACAAAGTTCCCCTTCAGACGCCATACTGAGAAAAGGCGGCTTCCATGAGAGCCCCGCGATCTGCAGCCGGTGGGACATCGTCAGCAACGACCCTTATGGCCGCAGCCCGACAATGGATGCGTATCCTGATATTCGTCAGTTGCAGCAAGAAACCAAGCGCAAGGGCCAGGGCATCGACCGTATGGTCAATCCTCCCCTTATCGCGGATATGCAACTGAAGAATGCTCCGGCTTCTCTGCTTCCTGGTGGTGTCACCTATGTTGCTGGCCAGATGCAAGGGGCTAAGCCTGGAATGTCATCCGTCTATGGCGACTTCAAGCCCGCTGTTCGAGAAATGATGGAGGATATTCAAGACGTTCGCGAGAGGATCAAAGATGCTCTCTTTAACAAGCTGTTTATGGCCGTATCCTCCCTTGAGGGCGACCGTCGCACTGCGACTGAGATTGACGCGCGGCGAAATGAGCAGCTGGTTATGCTTGGACCTGTGCTGGAACGTATCTATGACGAGGGTATTAAACCCATTATCGAACGAGTATTCTCAATTTGTGCCCGCGCTAATATTCTCCCGCCGCCTCCGGCACAGATCGCGGGCCAGAACATCAATATCGAGTTTATCTCTATGCTCGCTCAGGCTCAGAATGCCGCGTCGGCTAGCGGCATCGAGCGGCTCCTTGGCCTTGCCGGTAATCTCGCTGGTGTCGATCCCGGTGTCCTTGACAACATTGACATTGATTTCGCGCTGGATAAGTACAGTGATTCCCTCAATAACGATCCTCGACTTATTAGGTCTCCAGACGATCTCCAGAATATCCGGCAACGTCGAGAGAAAGAGCAGCAACTTAACACTGCTGCCCAAGCAACGCCTGGACTTGCTAAGGCCGCCTCTGTGCTAGCGGACCTCGGCGGACCACGTGGAACACCAGCGGGGATGGGCGGTGCCTGATGCAAGCGAACCAAAGGTTGCAAGAGAACTGGAGCGCCTTCAGCGATCCTATCAGCGAGCCGCTGATGATGTCCTCACAGAACTTATGGGCCGCCGAAATGGCCGCGCTTGGATTTATGATCTTCTGGAGCGGTGCCATTGTTTCGACACTAGCTTTAATCCAGATGCTCTCACTATGGCCTTCGCCGAAGGAGAGCGGAACATCTCGCTTAGACTCCTCGCAGACATTAACCGTGTCTGCCCCGATCAATACGTACTGATGCTAAGGGAACGCCATGCCAGAGAACTCGCCAACACCAGTCGCGCCGAACAACTCGATGCTGAGCCCGACCCCTACGGCCCCGGCCACCCCGACTACCCCACCGACGACCAGCTCGCCGACTACGACCCCGGTAGAGGCAACGGAAGGCACGACACCTTCGGTCCTGAATGAAGAAGCTCCGAAGGGCCCGGAGGGCGCACCAGAAAAGTATACTGACTGGAAGCTCCCTGAAGGCATGGAGTTTCAGGAGGGCCAGCGCGAGGCAGTGGAGAAGCTCTTCAAAGAGAGCAACGTCGCGCAGGAGGCGGGCCAGAAGCTTCTCGATTTCTACCACGAGAACATCAAGAAGGCGCAGGATGGTCTCGTAGACTTCTACATCAAGAAGCAAGACGAGTGGCGCAACGAAATCAAGAACGATCCGAAGCTCGGCCCTCGCATGAACGAGATTAAAGCGAATTTCTCTCGGGCGTTGGACGCAAC